CGGGGGGCGAGGACCGATGACGCCAGATGGCGCGGAGCGCTACATGCTCAGAATCAAGGAGGAGTACGAGAGGGAGAAAGACCGCCGCCGACCCATGGAGGTGGGACCCCGACACGAGGTTCTGCCCCCACTGCGGCGCGAGGGTGGTGGAGCCGTGAGCGCCGACAGGCCCGTCCTCGACGCGTGCTGCGGGGGCGAGAGCTTCTACTTCCGCGAGCACCCCGAGGTCCTGACGTGCGACCTCGAGCCTCGCGTGGCCACGCTGTGCGACGGGCGCGCCTTCGAGTGCGCCCCGGACGTGGTGTGCGACTTTACCGACCTGCCGTTCGACGACGAGACGTTTTCCCTCGTGGTGTTCGACCCGCCGCACCTCACGCGCGGGGCGGGCTGGCAGGCGACCAAGTACGGCGTCCTCGACCACGACTGGAAAGACGAGCTGGGGCGCGGCTTCTCCGAGTGCTGGCGCGTGCTCAGGCCGCAGAGGACGCTGGTCTTCAAGTGGTCCGACGTCCAGGTCGGGCTGGCCGAGCTGCGCCCGCTGTTCCCAGCGCCTCCGCTGCTGGGCAACCGCAGGCCGAGGGCGTCGGGCACGCACTGGCTGCTGTTCTTCAAGGGGGGCGAGTCCTCGTGAGCGCCGGCACCTACGCCGCCTACCGCGACGGGCGAGAGGTCGCGCGTGGCACCGCCGCCGAGGTGGGCCGGGCGCTGGGCATAGGTGCCGACACGGTGCGCGCCTACGCCACGCCGAGCATGCGCGTCAGGTGGCAGCGCCGCGCGGTCCAGGTCGAGCACGTGTCCATGGGCCGCTCCGGGCGCGGGCGCATGTCCGTCACCCGCGACCTGAGCGAGAGGGAGCTGGGCATCGTGCGCAGGTGCGCGGCGGGCAGGCTCTCGCGGGCCGAGGCGGCGCGGATGGCCTACGTGCACCCCAACACAATGGGCCGCTACGTGAGGATGTACCGAGAGGAGACGAGGGAGATGCGGAAGTGAGGCCCACGATGCCGTGCTCGTCCTGCTCGTCGTGCGTCGCGTGACACGCGTGCGGCTTCGCCCCCGAGAGGTGGAGGTGCTCCCGCACGGACTCGGACGTGACCCGCGAGGACAGCTGCACGATGGTCGACTCGGACGGGCGCAGGAGCGGCGTCGACCGCGTCGAGACGGTCACGCTGCCCGACGACTGGAACAGAAGGGAAGGGTGGTACGAATGAGGCGGTTCAAGATGCCCAGCCTCTACGAGGACAGGAAGCTCTCGTACACGAATCGCACGGGCGCGCCTGACGCCCCCGATGATGATGGCGCGCCTCATGTGGGGTCGCCCAAGGAGACGCTGGATCACAACCGGCTCCCCAGAATCCACGGTCGCGCCGAGGGCGACCCCGTGACGTGCCCCGCGCACTACGCGGGCGACGGGGAGGTGGAGGCCAAGCGCGCCCTGAGGTCGATGCTCGTCGGCTACGAGCGCGCCGCGCCCGCGCTCCCGTACGAGCAGGTCGCATGGGCCGCGATGGCATTTAAGTACATATGGCGCTTCCCCGGCAAGAGCGGCCTGCAGGACGTCAGGAAGGCTCGCGAGTGCCTCGACAACGTCATCCGGTCCATGGAGACGGACGCGAAGAGACCAGCAGGGGACGCCATGCCCGACGGCTTATGGCGCGACTGCCACGGCCCGACCTTCTACGAGGAGGTGGAGTGACCCATGCAGCGAGTCGGCGACATCCTGCCATCCCTCGCGCGCTTCCGCTCGTACCGCGCCCACGCCGACGAGCTGGAGGCGATGAAGTCGTGGCCCCCCGCCCGCTCACCCGGCCCCATGGCGCGACGCTCGCGCATCGAACGCGACCACGAGCGCGCCCTCGACCGCGCGTTCGCGGAGGCCTCGGTCGTCTCGACTTGGTACGGCACGCTGCACGCGCGAATCCTCTCCGCGCACTACCTTTACGGCGAGGACTGGCACGACATCTCGGCATCGGAGGGAATCCCATATGACAAGACCAAGAAGCTCGCATACAGCGCCCTCGCGTGGCTCGACGGGTGGGTCCGCGCCTTCGGCGAGGGGGAGCCGCGCGCCTAGGTCCGGCACGACGCCCGTCGGAATCACCGTCTCGGAGGCCGTCGTGCTGCGCAACGTCGTCTCGCGCCACGTCCCCGGCGAGCCGATGGACCCGGTGTCCGACCTGCACGACTCGACGCGGAACGGCGTGAAGGACATGCCCGCCGGCCGCATACTCTCCGCGTGCGCCTCGCTGGCGTCCAAGGGCGCGCTCGACGTGCTCCCCTCCGGCTCGTACGCCACCAACGACGTCTCGGAGCGCATGTACGCGCAGCTGGTCCCGACGCAGCGCCGGTGCATTCGAAGGAGGATGCATGGGCGGCAAGGGTAGCGGGCCGCGCCCGCACAGCGGCAGCACCGCGCCGAACTCGCAGGTCCCCGCGAACAACCACGAGTCCATCCTGTTCTCGCTGGAGCTGCTGGACATGCCCGCCATCGACATCTCGGACCCCGACGCGATGCGCGAGCGCGCCGTCGAGTACTTCGATCTGTGCGACCGGCACCACTCCAAGGTGCTCATCAGCGGTCTGTGCATGGCCCTCGGATTCACACGAGAGGACCTGTTGGACTGGTCCAAGGGCAGGAGTCACCTGCTAGAAGACAGGCTAAGTCCCGAAAGCGCATCTGTTTTGCAAAAATTAATTAAAACTTTAGAGCTTTCGTGGGAGTTCGCGTTCCAGAACGACGGCTACCGCAACCCCGTCACCGGCATCTTCCTCGGCAAGAACAACTTCAACTACAAGGACGAGTCGCAGACGGTCGTGAAGCACGAGGACGACGAGCGCGGGCCGTCAAGGAAGCAGCTCGAGGAGAAGTACTCGAAGGCGCTCCCGCAGGAGGCCGAGGACGTGCGCGTCGAGCCGCCGGGAGACGACGAGGAGCGCGACCCGCCGAAGGATTAGCGACTTTCGCGAGGCCTACACCGACTTTCGGAGGGGCTACACGCCCCCTCCGCCCGAATAGTGGAGCTGCGGGGGCTTTCGCGACTCTCGCGGCGGCTACGCGGCGACTTTCGCGCGCCCTACACGCGGTCAGCGACTTTCACGCGGGCTACACGACGAAGGTTGCGACTTTTTTTCGCGCCGTGCGGAGCCGCAGCGACTTTCGCGCAGGGTACACGCCTATAAGAGAGTGAGTTAGTAACATTTGCGCGCAAATTTGTACGGAATCGGGCGCGCGACCAGCGCGCACACACGGCCCTCGCCGGGGAGACCTGGCGGGGGCCTTTTTTTGTGTCGAGACGCGGAGCGACAGAGCGCCCGGGCCTCCACCTCTCAGGCCGCGCGCGGCGCTCATGCGGAGCCGTGCGTAGCACTACGAGACGTGCGCGGATGCATCCATGAAGAGTCAGGAACGACGCTAGCGTGCGTGCGCGCGGTTATGGCTATAAGTGTCCATATTGAATAGTCCGAAGTCTTAGAACGCCTTAGAATGGCTCATTCGCAGATGCGACTGGGAGCGCTCGGGGCCGTGCCGCGCGAGAAGGGTCGCGCCCCGCGTCCCCCCCCCGAGTGGTGGAGGCGTCGCAGGGCGCGCGGGGGCGATGCGCATGAGTAGGCCCCCGCTCGGATAGTCCGGGCGAGGGCCTGGTTAGATCATGCGTAGTAGTGCCCTTAGTATCAGTATAGGTACGAGCACCGGCGCTAGTATCACGGCTAGCAGCGCCGCTAGGCAGCTGTGCCCGCGCATTCGGTCACCCCCTCCGGCCCTGTGATGCGCGTGTCCAGAGTGCGTGCGTAATCGGACCCGAAGGCGCAGATAAGATAGCGCCGCCAGAACACGGACGTCAGCGTGTCCATGGTCCATTGTGGTATCAGGTCCCATGCGAACACAGGGCGCGCGTGGGCCCGCCCCAGTAGGCGCAGTATGTTACGATGCCGACGGCTAGGGCCACGGCGACGCCCGCCGCGATGCGTCTACTATGCGTCATGGTCGGCCACCTCCTCGCGGACGTAGTACGACAGGTACCGCCCGCAGATGCCGCCGCACACCTCGGCCGTGCAAAGCCCGACGTCATATTCAAAATATGATTTGATATCAGATTCCGTCCAGCCCAGGCGGTACGCGGGGTCAAGCATTTCGATCACGTATTTTTGCTGGGTCGCGTATGCGACCAGGTCGCACCCGAGCACATAGACCGCTTCGCCGGCTCTGTAGTGCTTGTAGGCCGTCGTCTTGCTTACTCTCGTAAGCGTCTCGCCGTGGAGGGTCTTTCCGCTTTCCTTTTTCATAATCTGCCTCTTATCGATTAAAGATGTAATCGGATAGCTCGGTCAGCACGGCGGCCGTAATGTGCTTCCCGCGCGTCATCAGTAGCACTGCCTCTCACGATTTTCGCACCATGCGCGGTAGTCCGACAGCTCGGCCAGATCCGAGTGGTAGCCGCCGTACGGCGCGCTGCGGACCTCGTCCATGTACTCGCCATCGGCTCGCATGACTCTGAGCGCCTCAGGTCGCGTCATGGGCTCGCGGTCGTAGTTGCCGTCCCACACGTCAGCGTCCACCCATGCGTCCCGGGCGTGCTTGGTATCAAAGAATTTAATGTGCCCGATGCGGCTACCGTTTTCGTCTGTGGTGCCGACTCCGTAGTAATGCTCGAATGCGTAAAACATTTCGTCTCCTTTTGTCTATCGGTTAAATAGGTAGCCAGATAGTTCAGTCAGCACCGCGCCGACCACCGCGCCCACAAGGTAGGCGAGCGTGACGGCGGCCATCACTCGCACCTCCAGAGCTCGCTTAGCTCCTCGTCCAGGGCGTCGCGTGCGCTGTAGGCGAGCGCGTATGACGCCGTGTCGCCGCCCCACGTGAGGCGTACGTAGCTGGTGTCCGTGTCTATCCATATCGTGGGGCCGCCCACGGCCACGTATAGGAGCGCGCTCTGGTAGTCGCGGTCGCGGCTTACCATGTATGTGATGTCGAGCACGTCGTCTAGGTAGTCGCTTACGCCCAGCTGCTCCCAGTCCTCGCCCGGCTCCTCGTCGCTGTCTATGACGTGCGTGTCCCCGTCCTCGTCCCTGTAGACGCGGCCCTCCGCGTAGGCCTCCACCTCCTCGGCCATCCTTCGGCACTGCTCGCGGTTGTGTAGGTCGGTCTCCTCCTGGGTCATGTCGGCTAGCATCTGGTGCCCCTTCCGTCGTGATTGATAAGCCATTGCTTAACTGGTTGTGACTCTACCCTATTCATAAGCGATTACTTAACGTCACGTTCGGCCCTCCATAGATTATTCATAAGTGATTGTTTAAGTCGTCGTGTATATCAGTATGTGTGAACTTATCGATATCGTTTACCTGCGGTTATGCGCGCGGTAGATCGCGGCGAGGGGTACCGGACAGGGATTCGGGAGGCACTTTTAGCCCCTGCTTAGCCCCGCGACGGCCCACGAAAACAAAAAGGCCCTTGCGATAATGAAGCAATAGCTATACCATCATGCGCAACATTACGAGAGGGAGGACGCATATGGCGGAGAAGACTGGGTTCGGAAGGGCGCTCACTGACGCCTGCGACGCGGCGGGGATAACGAGGGCAGACCTGTCGAGAAGGGTCGGCGTGTCGCAGCCTGCGGTCGCGTCGGTCGTCGCGAAGGACAACCCGTCCCTCGCCGTAGCCATGAGGTACCTGTCCGAGCTGGGATACGAGGTCGCGCTCGTCCAGAGGGGCAAGAAGCTCCCCGAGGGCAGCTACGTCATGGGGGAGGGGGGCGACGCGCGATGACCGCGTACGGGTACGCTCGGGTGTCCACGCGGGGCCAGGCGAGGGACGGCAACTCGCTCGAGGTGCAGAGGAAGGCGCTCGCGGGCGACGGCTGCGACGAGGTCGTGGAGGAGACCTACACCGGCACGACCACTGACCGCCCCGAGCTGGACCGCCTGCTCGCGAGGATGCGCGCGGGTGACTCGCTCGTGGTGACCAAGCTCGACCGCATAGCGAGGTCGACGGTGCAGGGATGCTCGCTCGTGAGGGGTCTCATAGACCGGGGCGTGAGCGTGCGGGTGCTCAACATGGGCGGGGTCATAGACGACACGCCGATGGGCAGGATGGTCGTGAGCGTCATGTTCGCCATGGCCGAGTTCGAGCGCGACATGATCGTGGAGCGCACGCGCGAGGGCAGGGAGCTGGCGCGCACGAGGCCCGGCTACCGCGACGGCAGGCCGCCGAAGGAGGTCGACCCGGCGCTGCTCGCCGAGCACCAGAGGCGTGTGGGCGCGCGCGAGGAGTCCGTGGCCGAGGCGTGCCGGGCCGTGGGCGTGGGCCGCACGAAGTGGTACGAGCTGAGGAGCGCAGCCTAGGCACGCCCATGCGGTCTTCGGGCTGCGCCCCTAATAGGGTGGAGTCCCCGCACGATGCGCCCCGCGACCGCTCGCGGCACGAGTGCGTCCCCGCCCGCTGGTAGCGTCGGCGGGCATGGGAGACGCCTGCGACAACATACTTAGCTACATATCCGCGAGCCCGCGTGACCTCGGCGCTTATGCCGACCTCATGTCGCTGCTCCGGCAGATGGCAGATGACGGCGAGTCCTCGCACGCCGACCTCATGGGGGCGAGGCGGGCGCTGTCCGACGCCATACGCAGCGGGTGGGCCGACGCGCGCGGGCTCGAGTCGCTTGGCGGGTGGCTGCGCGAGGCGCTGACGCTCGACGCCCCGCTCGACCTCGACGCGTTCATGCAGGCGATGGAGTTCGACCGCGCGCCCGAGTCTAGGCTGTGGCTCCCCAGGCGCGCGAGGCTCATGCGACTGTGCCGAGAGCTGCAGTGGCTGGAGACGGGCGTCGGCGCGGAGTTCCTGTCGGTGTCGCTGCCGCCCAGATCTGGCAAGTCGAGCGTCTGCGGCATGGCGATGGCATGGCACGCGGGCCGAGACCCCAGGCACTCGAACCTCATGACCGCGCACTCCGACAAGCTCACCAAGCACTTCTACGTGCAGGAGCTTCAGTACGCGTCCGACTCGGCGTACAGGTTCGACGAGATATTCCCCGAGTCGCCCCTCGTGTGGCAGTCGAGCGAGGACGAGGCCTTCTCCCTCAGGAAGCACACGTCGTACCCCACCGTCACGTGCCGCTCGGTCGAGGGCACGCTCACCGGCGCGGTGGAGGTGGGGGAGGGTGGGTGGCTCTACGCCGACGACCTCGTGAAGGACCTCGAGGAGGCCATGAGCCCCCGACGCCTCCAGTCGAAGTGGGAGGCGTACGTCAACCAGTGCTACGATCGCCGCAAGCGCGGCGCGAAGCAGCTCATGGTCGGCACGAGGTGGGACGTGGCAGACCCCATCGGCAGGATGGTGGAGCTGCACGAGGGCGAGCCGGGCTTCCACGAGCTCTCGATACCGGCGCTCGACCCCGAGACGGGAGAGTCAAACTTCGACTACCTCTACGGCGTGGGCTTCGACCGCAGCTACTACCTCGACATGCGCAGGACGACCGACGAGGCGACCTACGCCGCGAAGTACGACGGCGCGCCCCACGTGAGGCAGGGCCAGCTGTACCCGCCCGACGCCATGGAGCGCTACCTGACGCTGCCCAGCGGCCCCCCCGCCCGCGTCGTTGGCGTGGTGGACACCAAGGGGACGGGCGAGGACTACTGCGCCATGCCCGTTGCGGCCAAGTGGGACTCCACCCCCAGGTGGTTCGTCATCGACGCCGTGTGCGACCACTCGTCCCCGTCCGTCGTGAACCGAAGGCTCGCGAGCGTCATAGAGGCCAACGCCGTCATGCAGGTGCGCTTCGAGTCGAACGCGGCTGGTGGCAAGGTCGCCGACGACGTCGGGGCGATGCTCGCCGAGGACGGCTGCGTCTGTGCGGTGCAGAAGAAGTACACCGGCTCGAACAAGGAGACGAGGATACTCGCGAGCTCGCCGTGGGTGCTTGAGAACTGCGTGTTCCGCGACCCGTCGCTGTACCGCCCGGGTGACGACTACTCCACCTTCATGCAGCAGATGAGCGAGTACGTCCTCGACGGCAAGAACCGCCACGACGACGCGCCCGACGCCATGAGCATGCTCGCCGACCTGCTCTCCTCCTCGCACAGGAACGTGGCCAAGCCCATGAGGAGACCGTTCTAGGCCATCAAAACCGGCACGAGCGCCATGCGCATAGGGGCGATGCTCTCTTGCGGGGTGCAATCCCCATCGCCATGCCGCCGGGGCCGTGTCGTCCTCCCCGCGACTCCGACGGCGACGACGAGCGAAAAGGAGGCGCGGCCTTGGCGGAAGATGGCACGGAGCAGACGCAGGCGCAGGTCGCGCCCAGGTCGACGTACGCGGGCCGCAGGCAGCTGGTCTGCTCGGCCACCGAGGTCACCGCCGAGAACGTCGCGGGGCTGGTGGAGCGCGCGAGGCTCACGCACTGCGTGAACTCCGCCGAGATCAGCTACCTCCACGGCTACTTCCTCGGTCGCCAGCCCGTGACCGGTCGCGAGAAGGCGGTGCGCCCCGAGATAAACAACCGCGTCACCGAGAATCGCGCCTATCAGATGGCCAAGGACCGCGCGGACTCGCTCGCGGGCGAGCCCATCACCTACTCGGCGCACGCGTCGGGCAGGGCGCGCGGCGGCACCCCCGAGGAGACGAGGTCGGCGTCCGACGAGCTATCCACCAAGGTGCAGCGGCTCAACGACTTCTGCGACGCCGCCGAGAAGCACGCCTGCGACCTCGAGCTGGTCCAGTGGATGTGCGAGGTTGGCGTGGGATACCGGCTCGTGCTGCCCCGCATGGGCGCGGACGGCGGCGTGGACGACGAGTCCCCGTTCGTGATGCGCTCACTCGACCCCAGGTACACGTTCGTCGTGCATCGGAACGACGTCATGCGCGAGCCGCTGTTCGCCGTGGTGGAGGTCACCGACGAGGAGACCGGCGACGTCGTGGACACCGTCTACACCGACGGGTCGCGCTTCGTGGTGAGAAACGCCGCCCTGGAGTCCTCAGAGGAGAACCCCATGGGGATGCTGCCCGTGGTGGAGTACGACGCCAACCCCGAGCGCATGGGCGTCTTCGAGGCCGTGCTGTCCATGTTCGACGCCATCAACGAGGTGGAGTCCGACCGCGTGGACGGCGTGGAGCAGTTCATCCAGGCGCTCATGGTCCTGGAGAACGTCGACATGGACTCCGAGGAGTTCAGGGAGATGCAGAGGATGGGCGCGGTGAAGGTCTCCTCCACCGGCGACAAGCCCTCCAAGCTCTACTTCATCAACGCCGAGCTGAACCAGGACCAGGTCCAGACGCTCGTGGACCACCTCTACCGGACGGCCTGCTCCATCTGCGGCATGCCCATAAACCTGGGCGGCGGGGCCTCCACCTCGGACACCGGCGCGGCGGTCACCATGCGCGACGGCTGGTCGAACTCGGAGAACCGCTGCAAGGAGACCGAGGCCATGTTCCGGCGCGCCGAGCGCAGGTTCCTCGCGGCGGCGCTGTCGATATGCGACCGCCACGGCGGCCTGGGCCTGCGCCCGGGGGACGTCGAGGTCAAGTTCACGCGACGCAACTACGAGGCCATCCAGTCCAAGGCGCAGGTGCTCACCACGATGCTCGGCTCCGACAAGGTCCACCCGAGGCTCGCGTTCGAGCACTGCGGGATGTTCTCGGACCCCGAGGCCGCCTACGACCTCTCGCAGGGCTACGTGGACGAGCGCGGCAAGCAGGCGGAGAGGATCGCGGGCGGAGCGGACGACCAGGCACAACCCGACGAGGAGCGCGGCGCGCCCCCCGCCGGTGGAGATACGAGCGCGGGCCCCGGCGTCACTGGGGCGAAGCAGGCGGAAGCGACCCGCGTCACCAAAGCGTAGCCAACGCACGAGGAGAGGAACCGCATGAAGAGGGACTGGCTCAGGAAGCAGCTCGGCGACGAGGTCACCGACGAGGTCGTGGACGCCATCATGACGCAGAACGGCACCGACGTGAACGCCGCGAAGGCAGCGACCGACAGGGAGCGCGAGAAGGCGGAGAAGCTTGTCGGGCGCGTGGGCGAGCTGGAGGAGGCCGCGAAGAGGGGGCTCACCTCCGACGAGAAGTGGCAGGCGCAGATCGACGACGCGACCAAGGCTCGTGACGAGGCCGTGCGCGACCTCAACCGCATGTCCGCCGTCTCCGTGTTCGCCGAGGCGGGAATCTCCGCCGAGGAGTACGAGCCGCTGCTCGCCGGCGTGGTCTCAGACGACCGCGACGCCACCACGGCATCCGCCAAGGCCATCGCTGACCTCGTGAGCGCGCGCGTGAGCGCCGCTGGCAAGGCCTCCGAGGACCGCAAGCTCGCGGGCATGAAGGGCCCGCAGGCCGGCAAGCAGGGCGACGTCTCCACCGCCAAGGAGTTCATGGCGCTGCCCTACGAGAAGCAGGTGGAGATGAAGAACGCCGACCCCACCATCCTGAGCCGCCTCAAGTAACCAGAGAAGGGAACCAGAAATGGAAGACACGTACCTAGGCTTTCCGTTCGACGCAGACATCTTCAACTACTACTGGGCGCAGGAGCCCGACCTCGTCCGAGACGCCCTCCTGACCTCCGGGGCCATGGTGGAGGACCCGGCCATCGCCGCGCTCGTCAACAACGGCTCCGACACCTACACCGCGCCCTTCTACAAGACGCTCGCCGGGGAGCCCGCGAACTATGACGGGCAGACCGACATCCCCGTCGTGGGGACCGAGGGCGGCTCCACCTCCGGCGTCGTGTTCGGTCGCACGCAGGCCTGGTCCGAGGCCCAGTTCGTCCGCGACTTCAACTCCGGCGCGAACCCCATGCAGGTCATCGCCTCGCAGGTCGCGCCGTTCTGGAACCACCGCCGCCAGGCGACCACGCTCGGCATCATCGGCGCGGTCATGCAGGTCGCCGAGATGAAGTCCCACGTCATCGACGCCGCCGCCCCCGTCGACGAGACCACGCTCGGAGACGCCGCCGTGGACGCCCTGGGCGACAACGCGCAGGCCATCACGCTCGCCTTCATGCACTCCAAGGTCGCGAACCAGCTCGCCCAGAAGCAGCTGGTGGAGTACGCCAAGTACACCGACCCCGAGGGCATCGAGCGACAGATCCGAAACGTCGCCTACGTGAACGGCATGCTCACCATCATCGACGACTCCGCGCCCACGACCGCCGCCTCCGGCGAGACCAAGGCCACCTACACGACCTACCTGCTCGGCGCGGGCACCATCCGCCACGCCACGGCGAAGTGCGAGGTGCCGGCCGAGGTCACGCGCGACCCCAAGACCAACGGCGGGCAGAACACCCTGTGGACCCGCACCCGCGAGACCATCCACCCCAACGGCTTCTCCTTCGCGAAGCCCAATACCGGCTACAACGCGTCGCCGACCGACGCGCAGCTGTTCGCCAAGGCCAACTGGTCGCTCGCGTTCGACCCGAAGTCCATCGCGCTCGTCGCGGTCACGACCCAGGCCTAGGGGAGGCGAGGGGGCATGGCGATGGCCGACGCTGACAAGACGAGTCTCGCGTGCTCCCTCGCCGGGGTCCCGGCGGGCGGGGCCGACGCGACCCTGCTCTCCGAGACCTACCTCCCGCTCGCCATGGGCGTCGTGCTGAGGGAGCGGAACCCCTTCTCCGACGACCCCGAGGGCGAGGAGTGGGAGGCGCGCTACGACCACCTGCAGTGCGAGGTTGCCGTGGACATGTTCTCGCGGCGCGGCGCGGAGGGGGAGCGCTCTCACAACGAGAACGGCATCAGCAGGGCGTGGGAGACGGGCGGCGTCTCGAAGTCGCTGCTCGCGCGCATCGTTCCGAGGGCCGGGATCATCCGATGAGGTGCCTTGCGCGCAACATGCGGACGATGTGGCTCTCGCACCTCACGACGGTGGAGCTGACGGACGAGGACGGCAACAGGACGGGCGAGCGGGTCCCGTCGTTCACGGCCCCGATCATGCTGCGCGCCAACGTGTCAGCGCCCACCGGTGACTCGTCATCGTCTCCCTTCGGGACCTCCACCTCATATGACATGACGGTGGTCATGGCCGACAACGCGGCGGGTGTGACCGAGGGCGACCGCGTGTGGGTCTCTGACGCGGCCCCGTCCGCCCCCGACGGTGGAGTCCCCGACACGAAGGGGTCATACGTCGTCGTGCGCGTCTCCTCGTCCGTGAACTCGGTCGCACTTGCGCTCACGGGCGCTGACGGCAGATGAGAGGCGTCACGGCCCAGCTATCCGGCAGCTCCCTCGACGCCGCGGCAAAGCAGGTGCGCGCGTACGCGAACGAGCTGGAAGCGAGGGCCCACGCGCTCGCGGTCGGCCTCGCGGCTGACGCGGCGGACGACGCCCGGATGGGCTGCCCCGTGGACGCGGGCTCGCTCGCGTCGTCGATAGCCGTCTCCGAGACGGCCTCCGGGGCCGACGTGACCGCCTCCGGGGACCACGCGGCGTTCGTGGAGTTCGGCACCGGCCTGGGCGCGCCCCCCGACAGCCCCGCCTCGAACAGGGCCGCAGCCGCCGCCGGATGGGCGCGCGACGCGAGCGGCAGGGGGGCCGACGGGTGGGCGTTCCTCGCCTCCGACGGCACGTGGAAGACCACCCACGGGCAGGACGGCGCGGGCTTCATGGGCCACGCCGCCGACCGCGCCCGCATGGAGCTGCCCAGACGGGCCAGGGAGGAGTTCGCGCGATGAACGACTACTCGAACGCCATGTTCACGCGGGTGGCGAGCGCGGTGGAGGCGAGGCACAGGGGGTGCACCTGCTCCACGGCCCCGTTCTCGTCGGACGTGAGCCTGCCAGCGCTCTACGTCCGCTTCGCGTTCCCGGGCATGGACGAGCAGACCGCCGACAGCTCGGGCGAGGAGGTCTTCACCCTCACGACCTGCGTCGCCGACGCGTATTCCGGCACGAGCATGCAAGCCGCCAAAGCAATCATATCAACCATGGACGCGGAGATGCGTCGGATGGGCTTTCGACGAAGCGCTTGGGACGAGGTCCCGAACGCCGACGCGACCATCAGGCGCGTCCAGGCCAAGTGGAGGGCGAAGGTCGGAATGAGCGGTCAGGTGGCCGCGTGGTAGAAGGGAAGTAGGACATGGCAGGAACCGCCACAGCGAACCCTACGAGCACCATCAGCACGTTCCTCATGCACGTCGTCACGGTCGCGGGAGCCGTCCCGACCGCAGCCGAGATCAAGGCGTCGGAGAAGGTCGTGGACATCACGAGCTACCCCGACTTCGGCGGCGCGCCCGAGCAGGTGGAGGTCACGACCCTCACCGACAAGGCCCAGCGATTCGTCAAGGGGGTCCAGCAGCTCGACACCTTCGAGTTCGGGTCCAACTACACCGCAAAGGACCTGAAGGACCTGCGCGCCCTTGAGGCAAAGGGCGAGAACGAGTGGTGGGCCGTGATGTTCGGCGAGGACGGCTCCAAGGTGCCCGACGGCCATGACGGCGTCGTGTTCTGGCAGGGCGGCGTCACCGCCTACCCGACGAGCGGCGAGGTCAACGGAGCGCGCGGCATGAACATCGTCTTCTCGATGCAGACCGCCCCCGACTTCCTCGATACTCTCGAGAGCTAAGTCGCATAATTAATCATATCAATTAGTTCACATGGAACCCGAGCGGGGAGGACCCCACATGACAACGAGGAAGACCAAGGAAGCAGAGGAGAAGCAGCCCGTCGAGGACGAGTCCCAGGGCATCGTCGAGTCGGTGCGCGGGCACGACCACATCGTCATCGAGGACGAGGACGGCACCGAGTACACGCTGCGCTACACGCGCCGCCTCATCAAGTCGATGGAGGCCAAGGGCGTCACCAGCCAGAGGGTCGCCGAGATGCTGTCCGACGGAACCCTCACCGGTGCCGAGGACATGCTGGACCGCTTCGTCCTGCCAGCATTCAAGGTCGACCAGCCGGACACCACGCTGGACGAAGTCATCGGCATCTGGGAGCGCCTTCCCGACAAGCAGCACGCGATCGCGTACCTCATCGGCCTGTACATGCAGCCGACGCTCGCCATCACGACGGACCCTACCAAGAGCCGGATGCAGTTCCGGCTGGTGTAGCCGACACGAGGGGGGAGGACGGGTATGCCGGGTCATGCCCCTACGGGTACCTGTACGACCGGTCCCTGCCCACTGCGATCGCGCTCGGCATGTCTCCCGAGCAGTTCTGGGACGGGGACGCGTGGCTGTTCGCCGCGTACCGGGAGGCCCAGAGGCGCACGGGGGAGCGTGAGAGCTGGGACAGGTGGCTCGCGGGGATGTACGTCTACGATGCCCTGCTGCGCGCCGCCCCGGCCCTGAACGCCATGTCAAAGTCCCACCGGGCGAGGTCGTGGCCCGAGAGACCGTACGACCTGCCAGAGCAGGAGCGCGAGGAGACGCCGCAGGAGCGCGAGCGCGCGGCCCACGAGCGCATGAGGGAGTGGATGCTCTCCCACGGCCCCTCGAAGTGACTGACGCGAGCTGACATGCGGGATTGCACCCCCCTTCCAGAAGGGGGTTTTGCATGTCGGAAGCCACGATAGACGAGCTCCGCATATCGATAGAGGCCAAGGCGTCCGACGCCCGGGGCCAGCTGAGCGCCCTCGCTGACGACATGACGTCTGCGGGGCGCTCGGCCCGCTCCGCCGCACCGGGCGTGACGACGCTCGCGCAGGCCCTCTCCACCCTCTCCGGGGCGGGCGGGGCCGTCTCGACCATGCGAGAGGTGTCCGCGGCGCTCACGGCGCTGGACGGCAAGAAGGTCTCGCCCAACATAGCCAAGCAGGTCTCAGCCATCGCGGCGTCCATGGGGTCCGTGCCCTCCGCCGCGCCGCTCATGCAGGTCGCGGCGGCGGTGTCGTCCCTCGACGGGAAGAAGGTCTCGTCGAGCGTCGGCAGGCAGATAACGTCCATCACCAAGGCCCTGCAGGGGATGGGCGGCGTCACGGTGGACGTGGGCAAGTTCCGCGAGCTTTCCACGGCGCTCACGTCGCTCTCGAACGTCCCCAAGAACGCGCTGTCCTCAACCGTCAACGCCATGCTCAAGCTGCCGAGGGCCATCGAGTCGCTGGACTCGGTGGACATGGGCGGCCTCGCGACCAAGGCGCGCGAGCTGTCCTCCGCGCTCGGCTCCATGCCCTCGAGCGCCAACGGCGTCACGAGCGCCTACAAGTCGATAGCCGCCGCGTCCAGGCAGGCCGGTGGCACCATGACCGGGTCGGGCGGCGGCTGGATGCGCTCGGCGTCCGACGAGGCCGACACCCTGCGCGGCCACCTCAAGTCCATGGCGTACGACATCAGGAACGTGACTATCGTCGCCATGGCCTTCAAGGGGCTCTCGAACGCCATCGCGACCTGCGTGGACGCATCAAACAAGTACATCGAGGACATGAACCTGTTCAACGTCTCGCTGGGCGAGTACGCGAGCAGCGCGCAGCAGTACGCCGAGCAGGTCTCGTCCATTACGGGCGTCAACATCCAGGAGTGGCTCAGGAACCAGGGCACGCTCGCCACCATGACAAAGGGCATGGGCGTCGCCTCCGACAGCGCCGCGACCATGTCGCAGAACCTGACGCAGCTCGGCTACGACCTCGCGAGCTTCTACAACATCTCCGACCAGGACGCCTTCGAGAAGATTCGCGCGGGCATGGCCGGCGAGCTCGAGCCGCTGCGAGCCCTCGGCTACGACCTGTCGGTGGCACGCCTGCAGCAGGACGCCTTCTCGATGGGGATCACCAAGAAGGTCTCGGAGATGACCCAGGACGAGAAGGCCATGCTGCGCTACCACGCCATCATGAGCCAGGTCAGCTGGGCCCAGGGCGACATGGCGCGCACCCTCGAGTCCCCGTCGAACATGCTGCGCGTGCTGCAGGGCTCGCTCACGAGCGCCGCCCGCTCGATAGGCAACATCTTCCTGCCGATGATAAAGGCGATACTGCCGGTCGCCATCGCGGCGGCGCGCGTCGTGGCCACGCTCGCGAACATGATCGCGGACCTCACGGGCGGCACGCAGATAGCGTCGGTCGAGTACGGCGGGGGCGGCGACACGGGAGACTTCGGCTCCGACGACGACACCGCCGCCGCTGACGACCTCGCCGACGCCTACGACGGCGTGGGGGACTCCGCCGACGGAGCCGCCGACAGCGTCAAGGAGCTGAAGCGCCAGGTCATGGGCTTCGACGAGCTGAACGTCATGAGCGCCCAGGCGTCCCCCAGTGGTGGAGGGGGCGGCTCCGGCGGCAATGGCGGCAAGGGTGGCAAGGGCAATGGCGGCGGTGGCGGCGGCAGCGCGTCCGACATGCCCCTCCAGACCTACGACTTCCTCGGTGACGCCAGCTCCATCTCCGACGACCTCTACAACGCCATCATGGACATGGTGAAGCGCGCGGGCGACGCCTTCAAGCCGCTCGTGGACGCGGTCAAGCCCGTCATAGCGGCCATCGCGAGCCAGTTCGAGGGGCTGGACATAGCCGGGGCCGCCGAGAACGCGTTCATGGCCTTCCTGAACCTCGTGTCGAACGTGGCGCGCGGCGTGGTGGAGGTCGTGGGCCCGATGATGGTGGCCCTGAACATACCCGAGACGGTCGCGCTGGGGTTCGACCTCGCGGCGCAGGGCATGCTCGCGCTCGCGTCGATGGCGAGCGCGGCGGCGAGCGGCGTCAAGGGGTTCACCGACCGCGCCGTGGTGCCGCTCGTCTCGTGGGTGGGCGATAAGCTGCGCGGGGCCATCAGGGTCTGCATAGACGTCCTGTCGAGCTGGCAGACGTGGTTCATCCAGAACACCGGGGCCATCAACGACCTCGGCCAGGCGGCGGGCACCGGCGCGGCGCTCGTCCTCGCGCTCGCCAGGGCGGTCGCGGACCGGGCGTTCGACATTGCCGCCGGGGCCTTCACGGCGCTCAGCGGCGCGGTGCAGTGGCTGCTCGGCGTGCTCGTCAACTCCGAGGCCGCGCGCGTGGCTGCGGGGCTGCTCGGCGCGGCGCTCACCGTCTGGGCCATCGGAAAGGGCCTCGACGCGGCGCTTACGGGCATCGGCAACGCTTTTACGCTGATGGGTGCGATGATAGAGAAGGCCGCGCTTCCTGCGAAGGGGGCGTCCGACGACCTGTCGGGGGCTCTCTCGGGAGGTCTGACCGGCGGCATGGCGAACGCCAAGGCCGGGGCGGACAACCTCGGCAGCGCCGTGAAGACGCTCATGAGCCACATCTACGATAGCAACTCCGCAGTGCATGACGCCGTCGACAAGGTCAGGGCGCTCGGGGACGTTCACGACGGGACCTCCAAGAAAGCCACGCTGAACGAGCTTGCGCACAAGAAGGCCGAGTCCGCCGTGGTGTCAGCGGGTGCGGCGTCGAAGGACGCGGCCTCGAAGCTCCAGACCGAGCAGGACGCACTGGAACGCGTAAGCAATAAGCTCAAGGACTCCACTAGCTGGAGCGACAGGCTCTCCGTCTCGCAGCAGAACCAAAAGGTCAAAATCGCTGAGGCCAACAGTGAGCTGGCGAACAACAAGCTCAGCCTCGCGCAGGCGAAGCTCGCGACACAGGAGTACGCCGCGCAGGACGAACAGTCTATCGGGGTCAAGGCTCAGCTTGCGATAGCAGAGGCGCAAGCTGGCAAGGCCGTCGCAGGCTCCACCGTAAAGAAGGTGGCTGCAACGGCGACCGAGGGTGCAATGACTATAGCGTCCGGGGCACTCACGGTCGCGCAGGGCCTCCTGAACGCGGTGGTGGCCGCGTTCCCCGGCATGGCCATGGCACTGGCGCTGGGCCTCATCATGCAGGCCATACAGCCCGTCATAGACGCGGTGGGAGGCTTCATCGGCGGGCTGCTCGGGCTGAACGACGCCACCGGCGACGTGACGGACACCACGGAGGAGGCCAACCAGGTCCTCACCGAGGAGCAGCAGCGCGTCCAGGACAACGTGGATTCGATCAACGAGTACGAGCGGAGCCACGACAACCTAGCCGACGCGCTCGCGACGTCCGGGGTCTCCATCGAGCAGTACGCGCAGCACCTCGAGGACACCGGCCAGACCTTCGACGAGGTGAAGCAGGCGCAGGAGTCGTTCGTGGACTCCACCATCAACGGGTTCGACAAGATAGACACCTCGCAGCAGATAACGTTCGACACCCTCGCCGAGAACCTGCGCAGCAACATCGCCACGCAGCGGCAGTGGTCCGACGACATGCAGTCGCTCATGGAGCGGACGGGCATGGACTCGAACAACGCGCTCATCCAGGGGCTGCTCTCGGCTGGCCCGGAGAAGATGGCCGAGGCCGTCCACGAGGCGATAAACGACCCCACCGGCCAGAAGCTGGAGGAGCTCAAGGAGCTGGCCGAGCAGTCCGGCGCGACGCTCGACCCGTCCGTGGCCGAGGGCATCCGCTCGTCGCAGGGCGACGCGGCGACGGCCACGGGCGAGACCATGGACAGCGTCGAGGGGGCCGTCACCGAGGGCGGCGGGGACGTGGAGCAGGCGGCGTCCGACGTGGACGAGGCCACCGTGCAGAGGTTCGGGAGCCACTACGGCGAGGCCAAGGACGCGGGCCGCAACCTCGCGGGCGGCTTCGGCGACGGCGTCGCGGAGGCGAGCGCTGACGCCACGAGGCCCGCCGAGCAGACGAGCGCCGCCGTGGTGACCGCCCTCAACGGTGGCAAGGGGTACTCGGAGGCCAAGTCCGCGGGCCGAAACATGATGGGTGGCTTCACGGACGGCCTCAGGGAGGTCGCGAACGTCGCGCGCACCGAGGGGCAGAACGCAGCCAGGTACGCGCAGGACGGGCTCGGCAGCAACCACTGGGGCGCGAACAGCGCGGGCCGCAACGAGATGGGCGGGTTCACGGACGGGCTCCGAGAGGCGTCCGGCGGAGCGTACTCCGCTGGCTCGTCGGCGGCCCAGCAGGCCCAGAGCGGCGCGGGATCGAACTACTGGGGGGCGTACTCCGCTGGTTCGAACTTCGCGTGGGGCTTTAACAACGGCATGACGAGCGTGCAGTCCACCATCTATAGCAACGCCCGTACGATCGCGAGCAACGCCGCGCAGGCCATGAACAGCTACCTGCGCATCCACTCGCCATCGCGCCTGATGATGGAGACGGGCAAGTACTTCGACCTCGGCGTGGCGGAGGGAATCAAGGGCTACGCGAGCGACGTGACGAACGTGGCGCGGGCCATGGCCGAGAACGCCTTCGACGTCGTGGACGCCGCCACGAAGGCGGGGAGCGCGGCGGGAGGGGCGTTCGGCGACGGCGTCTCCTCGTCCATGGACGCGGTCGAGCTGTCCGCGAGGGTGAGCGCGGGATACGCCCTCGACGCGAGGCCCTCCGCCTCCCCCGTGGCGGGGCAGCCGCACGACGCGACGGGCGGCTCGGGTGACGATGGGTCCGTGGCGCGGGCCATTGCGTCCGCCGTCACGCTCGGCATCGTCAACGCGCAGGGCCCCTCCGCCTCAGGGGGAGGCGACGCCACCATCGTGCTGAGGGTCGGCAACGAGGAGCTGGCGCGCGAGGTCGCAAAGGGAAGGGCGTCACTGCTCAGGCGCGGCGTCACGCTAGAGATATAGGGGGCTCGCTTGTCCGCTGTCATAGCCATAGACGGGGTGGAGATGTCCCCGAACCCGTACAAGCTCGACTGGGGCCTCATGGACGTGTCCGCCGACGACGCGGGCCGCTCCATGGACGCCGACGCGAGGATGTACAAGCAGCGCCTCGCGCAGAAGCGCAAGCTCTCCCTCGCGTGGCGGAATCCCGACGCGGCGTCCACGGGCCGCATCCTCAGAGCGGTGAACCCCGAGTACTTCACGGCGCGCTACTGGGACGCCATGGACGCCCGCATGGAGACGCGAGAGTTCTACGTGGGCGACCGCAGCGCCCCCATGCGCTGGTTCGAGACGCTTGACGGCACGCGCTACAGCGAGCTGTCGTTCGACATCATAGAGAGGTAGGCTGCGCATGAGGGCCACGAGCGACGCATTCAGAAGGAGACTCGCGCAGAACTCCACCATGCTCGCAAGGGCGACGCTGACGCTCGCCAACGGGTCCGTGAGGCAGCTCTCGGGCGACGACCTCGTGTCCATGAGCGCAGAGGGCTCCACCTCGTCTGACGGCTCGTTCGACGTGGGCGCCGCGGTGATCGGCAAGCTCGACCTGACGCTCAACAACCACGACGGCAGGTTCGACGAGTACGACTTCACCGGGGCGGAGGTAATCGCCTACATGGGCGCGACGCTCGCCGACGGCACCACCGAGTGGCTGCGAATGGGAACCTACCTCGTGGACCAGCCCGACGCGTACGCGGGCACCATCGCGCTCACGGCGCTCGACGGGCTCTCGCTGCTCGAGCGTCCGTACGCGGAGGTCACGACCACGTACCCGGCCACGCTGGAGCGCATCGTGCGCGAGGCGTGCGAGGCCTGCGGCCTGACGCTGCAAGAGCTCGACGGCTCCGCCCCCCCCGTGGTGGAGTCACGCCCGGACGGCGACCACACGTGCCTCGACGTGGTCGCCTACGCCGCGCAGGCGATGGGCTGCTTTGTGCGCGCCGACGAGTGGGGCCGCGTGGTCGTGAGGTGGTACGAAACGTCCGCCTACGAGGGAGAGGCGTGGCTCGACGGGCAGTCGCTCGACGACTCCACGCCGTACGCGTCCGGCGACTCCGCAGACGGCGGCACGCTCGACGACTACTCCACCGGGTCGGTGGCCGACGGGGGGAGCTTCGAGACCGCCGCGGGCGTCGCGCACGTGTGGGCCGTCTCGCAACTCGCGGTCAACACCGACGACGTGGTCGTCACGGGCATTCGCGTGACGGCGCAGGGTGAGGTCACCGCAGACGGCAGCAGGGGCGCGGACGGCGAGGTCGTGCTGTTCGGCTCGGAGGGCTACGTGCTCGACGTGTCGGACAACCCGCTCGTCCAGTACGGGCACGCGGCGGAGGCGGCGTCTCGCATAGGCGCTCGCGTGGTGGGCATGAGGTTTCGTCCGCTGTCGGTGACCGCCACGTGCGACCCCGCCGTCGAGCCGGGCGACCCCGTTCTCGTGACGGACGCCAAGTCGAACTCGTACCGCGCGTGGGCGACCACGGTGCGGCTCAGCGCCACGGGCTCCATGTCAATGACGTGCTCGGCTGAGAGCGCGAGCAGGAACTCGGCATCGTCGGCGAGCGCTCGCACCAGCGCCATAGTGAGGGCGCGAAACGAGGTCGTCCGCGAGCGCAACGCCCGTCAGCTCGCTATGGACGCGCTCAACGAGCAGCTCTCTCAGTCATCGGGCCTTTTCTCCACCAAACAGAGCCAGTCAGACGGTTCGTATATCTATTACATGCACGACAAGCCGACCCTTGACGCATCCAAGATAGTCTGGAAGGCGACCTCCGACGCGATGGGCGTGTCCACGGACGGCGGGAAGACTTATGCGACCGCGCTGAGCGCGACCGGAGATGCGCTACTCAGCAGGATATATGCCGTCGGGATAAATGCTGATTATATAAATGCTGGAACCATAAATGCAAATATGATAAACGGTGGAGAAATAAAAGGAGTTAATATTTCTTTAAAGCCATCTCCGACAAGTGAAATATTATTTTCTAACTACGGCGTAACTATGACAGATCCTGCAGTAGGCTACGGCGTTTCGATGGATTCATTTGGCTTTAGAGTTCAATCAGGTGCTAACAATGTCTTATATCAAAATGAACCTGGTTTTTTATTTATTGGCTATAAGCAAAAAGAAACAAACGCATTACCCAAATTGCAGGCTCCTATTATGTTTTCACCACGCGATACAAATAAACGTGGCGCCTATGCTATTATGTCTCCTAACACCAATGGCTATTCATTTGATATGGATAGCGATACACTTAAAATGTATCTTAAAATAGATACGCATCTTGGAACTTATGCAATTACTGGTTGGACATCGGACAGACGAGACAAAGAGAATATTCATAATTCACATACTAACGCGACTGAAATCATAAGAAAAATACAACATCGCTCTTTTAAATTTAAAAATAAAAAAGATGATAAAGGGAGAATCCTTAACGGTCAGTCTATCGAATGCGGATATATCGCCCAAGAAGTTAAGGAAATAAATCCAGCGTTTGCTTTTGTAGCAGGCGACATGAATGATGGCGGAAGGATGCAGATAGATGAAACAGCAATCATTCCGATTTTGTCTAAGGCCCTACAAGAAATGGACGAACGCGTACTGGATCTAGAAGCCCGTGTCGCAGAACTTGAGAAGGGTCGTAACTAATGGCGATTCAGATGCGACGCGGCAAGTTCGGCAAGTTCGACCCGTCTCGCATGCTGCCGGGGGAGTGGGCCGTGGTGCAGGACGGCGACCCCGGCGCGCGGGACGGCAGGACCCTCTACATGTGCTTCGCCGCGGGCCTCGTCAAGCGCATGGCCACCTACGAGGACATGGTCGAGTCGGTCGTGTCGGCGATCAACGACGGGCAGCGGCAGATTGTGGACGCGCTCACGGCGGCGGTCAAGGCTACGGACGAGAGCGTGCGCTCCGCCGAGGCCCTGCGCGCCACCGCCGAGGCCGCGCGCGAGGCCGCCGAGCGGGAGCGCGCGCAGACGGAGACCGACCGTCAGTCCGCCGAGTCCGCGCGCCAGACGGCGGAGGCGGGGCGCGCGAGCGACCAGGCCAAGAACAACGGCGACCAGGCCCTGAACAACGCGGCGGCGCAGGGCCTGCAGGTGGTCAAGCTCACCGACGGCCAGTACGACCCGACCTCCGGCGAGCCCACCGTGGAGGGCCAGGTCGGCAAGCTCTACTTCGTGCCCACCAGCAACGGAGTCGGAGACGACCTCTACACCGAGTGGATGCTCATCGACTCTGAGTGGGAGAAGGTCGGCTCCACCATGGCGAGCATCGACCCCGTCACCACCGACCAGGTGGACGCCGTGGCGCTAGACCAGCAGCCCGTGGGCGAGCAGGTGCTCAGCCTCACGGGCCTGAGCTACCTGTGGTCGAAGCTGAGGGCTGCGTTCTCGGCGGCGGGGCACAAGCACTCCGCCTCCGACGTCGCCTCAGGCACGCTCGCGGTCGCGCGCGGCGGCACCGGCTCGGGCGACGCGACGGCGGCGAGGGCGGCGCTGGGCGCGGCCTCGAGCGCGGAGGTGCAGACGCTCCGGGATTCCGTATCCCGCGTCCTCCCGCCCGCGAGGCTCCCCAAGGCGTATCTCGACGCTGTGTCGGGCGACTTCCTGATGGTCAGGTTCTTCGTCAGCGACACCGACGAGTACCGGCTGGAGATAACGCCGAACGGCATCGCCTACACACGCTATCTGGACAACAAGGGAACCATCATCTGGAAGAAGTAGCATTCCGTATCCCCGACCATAACAATGCTCGCCCTCGCGAGCGCGCACGTCTCGGCGTTCGGCGCGAGCTACTGCATGCGCGTCGGCGACGCGGTGACCGTCCACGTGGGATTCATCATCTCGTCGGCGCTCGCGGCGAACGAGGCCGTCCTGTCGGGCCTTCCGGCCCCGGCGGAGGTTGCCTCCGGAGACGTGGGGCTCTACACGGCGGACAACAATGTCGTCGTTCTGTACGTGGCCTCCGACGGCACCATGAGGACGAAGTACGCCGTCACGGCGGGGTCGAGGCTGGCCGGGTCCTACTACTACGTGGCGCAGTAGCATTCCGTATCCCGGGCATCGCTCGGGAAATATCTCCCGGACCTCAATGACTGCAAGGACTTCGGCTGCTACGAGTATTACGGCGACACCGCGAACGCCCCAATCCCCACCTGGGGCGTCGTCCTCGTGATAAGGTCGGGCGACTACCTCGCCCAGCTCGCGGTGTCCAACTACACCTACACGGAGAACGGCAAGCGCGCGTACGTGCGCTCGTGCGTCCGCAGGGATGTCGGCTGGGAGTGGACCAGCTGGGTGGCGCTCGTCTAGGCCCGCCGCCTCAGCGCCCCATGGCGAGCCACTGGCACGTGCCTGCCGCCTCCCCTCTCATGGGCGCGCTCACGCGGTAGTGTCTTGAAAGTTGGTGTAAGCGGTGCCTTCGCCCGTAAACCCGCTTGCTACTAACGCATCCTATGCCGCCCTTCTTCTCGAGTCAACGCCGTCGGCCTTCACCAGCCGGATGATGGCAGCCGCGTGTTCGGCCGCCGTCCCCTCGTAGGTCGGTGCCGGTGCAGGTCTCCTCTGCTTCCCCCGCTCGAAGGCCTCCTGGATGGACCCCGCGGAGAACCAGCGCCTGGACTGCCAGGCCTCGTCCATCTCGGCAAGGGCGGCACCGACGTACCTGAGGAGGCTCCTCCTCGACGGGAACACCTGCACG